TGATGGAGAGGGTCTAACATTTGCCTTACCCATTCAGCTGCATCAGCACCTTCTGCATTTTCAATTTCTTGAATCACTTTGTCAATTTCTGGAAACATGTACGCCTTGTACATCTCTATAGAACTTTTAAAACCTCCTACCATCCTACGTCACTCGTTTATTGCGACGCACTTTAAAAATTCGAGGTATTGTTTCCATTCACTCACGACCCGTGAGGACCTTCAAAAAGGACTTACGATCATCCATATCAACCTGAACGGTATCAAGGAATTCTTCAGCCTTAATTTGGTCTAGGGGTTCCAGTAAGTGAAACTGCCATTTTGCATACCTTATCACAATCTTAAAAACTTCCTCATCTGCATAAGAAAGAACAGCTAGATTTAAAGATCGTGTAAATGCATCCAATTTACTAATCGGATTCAAAGGTTCAAAAACCAATGAGGAACATATTTTGCCCATCCGAGGATAGGGAATATACTGTTGATGAAATTCATTCCATCTCGCATTACTACCAAGAAAGGAGTGTCGCGAGGATAACTTTCCTTCCGAGAAAGTTATTACTGTCGCACTCTCCTTCATTACGATTCCGAATCTACCATACACTTCCACAAGTGCGTCACGGTATTGCTCTACTGTGACTGGAAAAAATTCATCATCTAATGACTCAATGTAATCATCGGAATAAATTGCTACAACTGCATACTCCATACATTCTTCATAAGTCGGAACAGGGAGACCGTTCGAAACTCTCAAATAGATAAGCTCGTAGAACTTAATAATTAAATGTTTGAGAGAGTTATCTGAAGCGGTGTTATTGGTTCCAGATCTGTTTCCTGTATTACACTCTACAACATCACCATTAGGCAATAGAACTACCGAATGAACGATATTCTCAACTACTTGATAATATTTTGGTGTTAAAGGTGGAGGGATCCGAAGACCCCGGGTCCGCAAACGATAGACTCCCGACATATCAGCCGTTCTGTCCCATCCGGTTGCATCTCCTTCTCCACGAAGGGGAAACTTTTCCAGCTTCTGGCATAATCTGTTAAAACCGCCATATTGCTTAACCATCCCATATTTGATCCAACTGGTTTCATTTCCATCAATTATCCCTTGATTCTGTTGATCAAAGAAAACTTTCTGCCACATTAATTCTAAAACATCTGGTCCGAACATAGTCCGTACTTTACCTCTTGCGAGATCTTCCATAGTTAAAAATTCTACTTTGTCGTAGGTGGCAAAAATCGTCTGGTAATGTATCTTTCGCAACTTCTGAAAAAGATCAGATTCAATAGCAGTTCGCTTAGTTCTATAACCATCCCAAACAAAAGGAATCCCCGGTGATGTTTCCATCACGAGATCTAC